GACGTGTGGATACCTTCTTGAAGATTCCATACTTCTCTGCCAAGTCAAGTAAACCGTAGTATCGGTCAAGACCCTTGGTGTGAGAGACAAGCACTTGAACTTCCTTGTTCTCTTGAGTAAATCGTGACTTGTGCATCCTTGCCTTGACGATATTTCCGATAACTTCTGTACCATCCTTTTCTTTCTTCTTTGACAAGTAGACGACTGTAGACGACACATACTTTAGACCCGAACCACCCGACATTTCTTTGGTTGGAATATACGAACCCACAACATCATACACATGGTTGGTCACCAGAAGTGGCACATTGACTTTTGCTAACTTGAGACCTAGCACACGGAATGTTGCTTTCAGCACTTGTGCCTTGGTCATGTCTCGTGTCTCGCTTCCTGCCGATGTGTCTTCAATCTCTTTGGTGGTAGACAACTGACCCAAGGAATCCAAGACCATCATCATTGGGGGTGGGTCACTATGCTGTGAATAGTTTTCCACAACTTGAAGTGCGTGGTGACGGAACTTCTGAATTGTTTCTGGTTCTGCGATGATGACACGATTGACATCAATGCCTCGTTGTTCCATCATTGACTTTGTGACTGCTGCTTCGGTGTCGTAATAGAACACTGCCGCTTCGGGGTTGTCATCCAAAAACTGTTTGACGATACCCATCACAAAGAATGTCTTACCTGTTGCTGACTCACCTGCGAATGTAGTGATCTTGTTGTTGGGGACTCCCCCAAAGATACTGCCACTGAGTGCGGCATTGAGGATGTATGAACCAGTATCGACTGTACCCGAAAACTCCGATGAGTTTGACCCATCTGCAGCAATGTGTGTATCGGGATCACCAATCTGCTTTACCATATCACGAAAGAAACTACTCATAAAATCTCCATTAAATTTTAGACATTATACCAATAAGTAATTGTTTTGTCAATCACTTTTTATTTTGACTGTGCCAGTATTACCACTAGAATCTTTATATGTCTGTACTGACCATTTTTGGGGACGTTTAATTTTTACATCACTTTCAAAGTTGTCGTCAGCATTGGTAGCACTAAACCACTCCTCTGCTTCAACGTCATAATCTGGGTTTGGTTTTGGTTTGGGTGTAATTGGGGATTTAATTGGTTTTATATCAAGTTCAACAACCTTGCGTTTTTCAAACTCATCACGGAGTGTCATATTTGCCGCAATCACCAATAGAATTGCCAGTGGGTCAAAAACAAAGATAATCACAATAATAACCCAACGAACCGCACGTTCTAAGTCAGCATCTGTAAACAACAAATCTGCAACATATCGGATCGGTCCAACCTCAACTTCAAATGCTTTGACTTGTAATTGAAGTTTTGATTGCTCTTCTTGTAACCTTGCAATTTCCTCACCCGATGTAGACACCGCAAGGTTCAGTGCATCACGTTCTGGTTTTTGCTCTTGCCTTGCTTGTAATCCTTTGGTGACTGCACCCAACTCTGTGTATCTTGCCAAAGCACCATCAAGCAAATCCAACGCACCTTGATTTCGTATAATGTCTTTTTGTTCTCTGTCTATCTGAATTTGAATCAATTCAATTTGGTTTTCAACAACGTTCAGGTCACCTGTCTGTTCAATGTGTGCTTTTGATAAAAATCCAAAGATACCCATACTTGTAATGAACATCAAAACAAACACCGCAATAGTCAGATACGACTTGAGTAAAAACGGAGTTCTACTCCAGTTTTGATACAACCAAGATGCGGTCAATACCTTACCAACCTCAAGCACCCCACCCATAATTGCAATTGCAACTGCTGATGCCGAAAAGATTGCCATCAATCCGATAATCGAATACCAAGCAGCGACTGCCGAAATTGCTAAAGCAACAAACAATGTTAGGTATCCAAAAATCATTCTCGTGTGATCTCCAACACACGATCAATCTGTGCCTGAACCTTTTCTGCTCTTCCTGGCCAATAGATGTATTCTTTATCTGCCGTCTTCAAAAGGTTGACGAGAAGTGGCATGATAATCTTTTCAAGGTCTGTAATCTTTTCCTCAAGATCACCGACCCTCCTATCTTTCTCTGCCTCAATTTCCTGAATCTTTTGTTTTGCTTCAACGGAAATACTCTGTTCAACTTTTTTGATTTGACCTTGATATTCTTCTTCACTGACTCCAGTGAAACCAAAGTCATAATCAAGGTACTCTGATGGAATGTCCTTCACGAGAAGAAATCCTCCAATGATGCTGATTTTTCTACCTTCCAATCAATGGTGTCGAGTATGACCTTCATTGGTTCAAGGAATGCCTTCGTAAACTGTGTATCGTAATCTATGTATTCCTGAACAGAAAACTCTGGTGGTAATACATTAGGGACTGAAATCACATTCTGCTTCATAGGATTTGGCATACGCAAATAACAGAACTTGATTTTCTCACCCTCGTTTATCAACTCATACTTCTGCGTCAGTTTTCTCTCCGTAATCTGATGATTGAAAACCAAAGAACCTCGCACATGAATTGGTGTGTTTTTTCTAAAAAGTGTCGCACTATCTCTATATTTATGGATCATACTAACCCCTCTTGGGAATGCTACTTCCTCAAACGGAGACGATGAGAACTTGCGACGAAACTCTGCGACAAACTCTTGGAGTTCGGACTCACTACCTTCCATCACAATCTTCAAAGCATCACCAATCGCAGAACGACATATGCCCGGTGTAGATGACTTGACTGCTTCAATACCCATCATCTTCAACTTGGGTTCTTTGTATTTTACACCCTCGTTGTCCCACACGTTCAGAATGTATCTCTTCTTCGCAGTCCAAATGCCACGCTCTGCGATTGCTTCTCGCTTCATTGACATCTTCTGCGAGTAGGCATTCATACCTACAGCAAGTTCTTGATAACACTTATCAATAAAAGGTTCAATCTTCTGTCGAGCAACCCTATCAAGAAAGTCCACGCATTTCCTCTTATAGTCACTCTCCGATACAAACTTTCCTTTTTCAAGAACCTTAGATACCAACCCATCAAAAACAATGTATAACGAATCTGTATCTGACGCAACCACATAGTCCTTACCCTTTGTCTCAAGTATCTTGTTAAGATACTCATTCATCTTGCGCTCAATCCAACGAATTGACAACTGCCCACCCATCGTAATCGCAGTTGCTTGTCGGATATCAAAGAAACGGAAGTATTCGTTTCCTAATGCACCGTAGGCAGAGTTCAACTGTACTTTCTTTGCTAACTGTAAGTTTTTGTACTTACTAATCTCATTGACTAACTTGCGTTTACGTTGTGTGTCAGTTTCTTCTTGAAGAGTAGATTCTGCCTCAAGCATTGCCTTCTTTGCAATCACTCGTTCGTCATACATTTTCTGCATCATTTCAGGTAGGAAACCTTGAATGTCTCGACGGAAGCACTGACCATTCGCAGTCATCACCTTATTAACATCAATCTTTGGGAACTTACCATTCACCATCTCATCAATGTGTAACGAATATGGAATGTCGTCAATCAATGTTTCGGGTGAGATATTATACTGCATAATCAAGTGAGGATACAGAGAGTTCAAGTCAAACGACATAATCCAATCGTGCTTACCCACTTGCGGGTCTTTCACATACGCACCCACATACTGTGTGTCTTTGCCAGTAAATCGTTTAGGTGAAACCACAATACCTTTTTTCCACAAATGATTGTGAATGAGCACATCCCACATCCGAACTTGAGTGTAGACATCACTATAGTTTACCTTGGCATCATATGCAAGTGCTAGTGCCATGTCAATGAGTTTCATCTTCTCATCAAGTTTGACAACCAACTCAACATCCTTGATGTTGTACTCAATGAACTTTTGATGGTTCTCAAGATACAATGTCTGTAGTGTGCCGTATTCAGAGTAGTCAATCTTCTTCTCACCCAACTCAACAAAACCAATGTGGTCTAGTCGATAGGATTCTTGCTGTGAGTATGTGAACTTACGATACAAGTCGAGATAGTCTAAAGTCGAGACACCGACAATGTTGTACGACTGTTGCATTCGACCTTGGATTTCTCGTTCGTTCTTATCGAGCAAACCCCACGGAGAAAGTTGTCGTGCCTTCTTGAAACCAAGTTTGTTGCTGATGCGATTGACCAAATACGGAACATCAAAGAAAGTACAGTTCCAACCAGTAAGAATATCTGGGTCTAGTCGAGTCCACAAGTCACCAAACTTTAATAATAAATCAATCTCGTCTTTACAGACAATCTCAACTACATCATCCCGATGTACAACATACTCACCATAGTGCAACACATAATACTTACCATCAACAGTAATTGTGATTGCCGTAATAGGTTGTTCAGCATCTTCGGGTTTTGGAAATCCTTTGTCACTACCAACCTCGATATCAAGATAGGCAGTAACAATCTGTGACCGTTCGTAGTCAACACCATCTATCCAAGTTTCGTTAATATAAGCATACTCAAACTTTTCAAGACCGTAGATTTCAAATCCACCAACATCTTTGTATTGCTTGATGAAGTCCCGTGCTTCACGGATTGAACCCTGCTCGACAGGTGCGAGTGACCGACCCTCAATAGATTTCCATTCACCTTCGTGTGAGGGAACGAAAAGTTTTGGGTTGTATTGAACCCTGTGCGAGAATCGCTCACCATTTTTGCGACCTCGCACGAGGATATGATCTCCAATCAAATGTACATTTGTATAAAACATGATGTAGATTATACTTTAGTTAGTGTTCAATGTCAAGCATTGATTCCAGTTGAGTATTCAGTTTTGCCATTAACACGAGTCGCAGTTAGAATTGACTTACGATTAGTTCCATCAGTTTTGTATGATACATGAACCCAACCACTATCAGGCACACCAGAAGTGTAAAACTCCAGAATGAGCTGATCAAATTCAAGATTGTCTCTAATCCATTCAGCAAGTTCCGCATTAGGAGTCCCTGGCACTTCGATGTCTGCCGCTTCACCTTTGCAATGCTGAGATCGAGATGATCCTCCCACAGCAGTATTAAGGTCAGGAGAGCGATACCCGGAGTTAATAACAGTAGGACCAAAATGGTCACGAACTGGTTGAACCACCTTTTCAAAAAGTGCAACTGCTGCATCCATATGTTCTCCTTTTGGAGCATTATCAATACCTTTGCGTTCCGCAGTTTGTGATTTAGTAAATTCTACCAGTGAGAAATTCTTAGACAGTTTCATTTTTTCTCCTATAAAAAGGGGTGGAAAACCACCCCTATTTAGAACGATTACTGCTTTTTCACAAAGTTGTAAAGTTCCTCTGCCTTTTCCATAATTTCTTTTGGTTGATACATCTTTGGAGTGTATTTCTGAATCACTTTCTCAAGTTCTTCACCCGCAAAATGTTCTTGTGCTTGATTTACCATAGTCCAAAAGACTTGTTGCTGTTGATCGTAGGCACGATCAGCAAGTTCTTTTGCCATAGCAAGTACATCGAAACGCAGTTCATATGGATTTTTATTAGACATAATAGTCTCCTTGTGTGTTTATGTGTGTGTGATAAAAATCACAGTGTTTCTTGGAGAAACTCCAAGTCTTTTTGACCAATACCGATTTCAATCATTTTTGGTTTCTTCTCATCTGGCAGTACAACTTCCAATTCAATTGAAAGCATACCATCCGACAAATCTGCACCGACTACATCAACATGTTCTGCGAGTCGAAAAATCTTCTCAAATGATTTTGTGCTGATACCTTTATGTAAGTATTTGGCATCTGTGTTGTTTTCTTTTGATGCCTTGACGATAAGGTCACGGTCTTCCCAGATGATTTCAATATCACCCTTAGAGAAACCCGCAACTGCAAGTTCAATCGCATACCGATTGTTGCCTTGCTTGATAATATTATATGGTGGGTAGTTTGAATCCTCTCTCCGCAGTTCTAACTCATCCATCAACGAGTCAAATCCAACAAAATGGCGAGGGAATATAGAATGTAATCTTGTCATGTTTATCTCCTTTTCAGCAAGATTGTTGTGCGACCCATTTGGCATCGCACCATTATTTATACAACTATTTTCTACGTCCAATATTATACTTTGGTTCTAGTGTCCATTCATTTTTATCTTTGTGTGCAATCACCTTGATTTGAGACAATGGTGCTTGCGGAACAATATATGAGTCCTTGATCATTACATCAACAAGTCCCCACTCTGCAAGTAATTTAACTATTGTATTTCGTCTTGCTTTGTCTTCATCGGAAAAGTTTGTCGGTTTACCATCGAGTGCAAACAGTTCTTTAAAGTGCACAATGTAATATCTACCTTGCTTATGCAAAATATGACACGACTGAAACAGCACATTATCTTTCTTTGCGGCAATACCAATTCTAGTCAAGGTTTCTTTTACCTTGAGAAAATCATCCGATTCCTTCAATTGGACTTCAACAAGTTCATCAATGTTGACAGTCATTTCACTTTCCACCTTTTTCTAATTTTTCTCTCATGACCGAAAGCATATCATCTGTCAAAATTCTACCGTACTCTCTTGCTTTCTGAAGAGAACATTGATGGTATTCCATGATGATTTCTAGGTCATTATCTGTGTTATTTTTCACCCACTTCGCAAATCTTTTGCGAGGTCTAACACTATTTAGAAAATACTCATATTGTAGTTTTTTGTCAGCATCTTGACGCATATTCATCTCATTTGCCAACAGTACGGTGTCAATTCATCCCTCCCCCCTTC